CAGGGAAAATAAGTGGCTTGTTTGATTGCGAACCTACCTTCTTACGAAGTATGGGTAAGAAAAGAGTATTTGACCGACCATAAGAGTGGTCATGGTGAATTTGTAAAGGGAGTCTGGGTATCTGCAAAGAGTATACCTGGTCGTGCCTTCTATTTTGAGACTTATTTGCCCGAATATGCTGCAATGTTCGATAAATTACCCATTTCTGCGTTTACATCCGACCCTGAGACACCAACTCCAGACATGGAATTGCATAATTTACAGTTTTGGAACTGTATGGACTATGGTGTAGTCGCAGTTCAGAAGCAATTTATCGGATCTATGCACTATGAAGTGATGACAAGGGACTATGGCACTCAAACAGGCACTTATATTTGCACTTTAGACAACTATCATCAGGATGTAGACGCAATTGACTACTCTACAAGTGAACAACCTGCTGAACATAAGTCACATAACCTCTTAGAATTGGACAATGGACAGTTTTGTTTGTATCCAAATAACAGAATGCGTATATATGACAACAGTTTAACACCCGAAACACCTAAAATGCCCGATTTTAAGGTATCAACTGTCTATTATCAGGTAGAAAACGGTCATGACCGTGATGGATTGGGTAATGATGAGAATTATTTTTGGAAAACAAGTAAAGAAAGAAAGAAAATAGACGAAATTGAACCAAATTTGGGATAAATAATAACATTTACAAAAAAGTGTCATAAATAAAACAGGAAAACTCTTGTTAATATGGCAATTAGACGGATTTCAAGAGGATTCAAGGACATAAGCTTGTCTTTTACCCCTCATCCAGTCACAAAAGACCTCACAATTCTTAAAAATGAGAATTCAATTAAGAAGTCTGTAAGAAATTTAGTACAAACTATCCCTACGGAGAGGTTTTTTAACTCTGCAATAGGGTCGGAGGTTCGTGATAGCCTATTTGAGTTTGTAGATTTTGGTACTGCGTCTGTAATTCAGAACCAAATTCAAATTGTACTTGAAAACTTTGAACCTAGAATAGAAAATGTAACAGTTGAGGTACAACCAAAACCAGATACTTACGAATTTGAGGTAACTGTATTCTTTATTATAGTCGGACAGGACTCTCCTACACAAGAATTCACATTCATGCTCGAAGCAACAAGATAAATGCCTTTTACTAAGTTTACAAACCTCGATTTCGATCAAATTAAGACCTCTATCAAGGATTATCTCCGTGCAAACTCTAATTTTACGGATTTTGACTTTGAGGGGTCTAATTTTTCGGTTTTAATTGATACTTTAGCATATAATACGTATATTACAGCATTTAATTCCAACATGATCGTAAATGAGTCTTTCCTAGACTCTGCCACATTACGTGAAAATGTAGTTTCCCTTGCAAGAAACATTGGATATGTACCAAAATCAAGAACTGCTGCCCAAGCAACAATATCATTTGATGTAACTACCTCTGGTAATACCTCAACAATGACTCTTCAAGCAGGTTTAGTCTGTATAGGTGCATCAAATGACACTTCATACGTATTTTCAATCCCAGAAACGATTACAACCACTGCAACTCAAAATTTAGATCTTAGTGGTAATATAGTAAGTAGCACCTCATCATTTGATAACATAGTTGTATATCAAGGAACCTACTTATCTAAGACTTTTAATGTTGATGGATCACTTGATCAAAGATTTTTACTTGAAAATTCATTTATTGACACTTCAACTATTAAAGTTTATGTAAAAGGTGCGTCTGATACTGGTTTAGGGAGAGAATATCGTAGAGTAGACAATATATTAAACATAACCAATATATCAGAGACATATTTAATTCAAGAGATCACTGATGAGAGATATGAATTGCTCTTTGGTGATGGAGTATTTGGTAAAAAATTAGAAAATGATGCTGTTATAACTGTTTCTTATATTATTACGGATGGTGTTGAGGGTAATGGTCCTTCTGCATTTACTTACGCAGGTAGCACTGTATCATCAAGTAATCAAATTTTATTACCATCAATCACTCCAACTATTACAACGATCTCATCGGCATCAAATGGGGGTAATATAGAGTCAATTGACTCTATTAAGTACTTTGCACCTAGATTGTACTCATCCCAGTATAGAGCAGTTACAGCTAGGGATTATGAGTCTGTAATACAACAAATATACCCAAATACTGAGTCAGTTTCTGTCGTTGGAGGTGAAGAATTAGACCCACCAGAGTTTGGAACAGTTTTTATAACGATCAAACCAAAAAATGGTGAATTTGTATCTGATTTTGATAAACAATCAATACTATCAAATTTAAAAGGATATACTCTTGCAGGTATTAATCAAAAAATACTTGATCTTAAATTATTATATGTCGAATTAGACTCTTTTGTGTATTATGACCAATCAAAGGTCACTACTATATCTGAATTAAAAACAAATATTATAAATGGACTTCTTACTTATGGTTCATCTACTGACATTAACAAATTTGGTGGAAGATTTAAGTATAGTAAATTGGTAAATATAATTGATAATATTGATGATGCAATTACATCAAATATAACAAGAGTACGAATTAGAAGAAATCTAAAATCACTGATAAATCAATTTGCTCAATATGAATTATGTTATGGTAATAGATTTCATATAAATCCAGAAGGTAAAAATATAAAAAGCACTGGATTTACCATTCAAGGTCAAACTGATATGTTATATCTAACGGACATACCAAATAAAAACCCTGATGGTACTTTAGATGGAAGTGGAAAAGGTGTTTTAGCTATTGTAAAAGGTGATACAGAACTATCTCAAGGACAACTTGTAGTTGCATCTGCTGGGATAGTTGATTATATTCATGGTGAGGTAATTTTATCTACTATAAACATAACTTCAACTCAAAGATCGAACAACATTGTTGAGATTCAGGCATTTCCAGAATCAAATGATATCATTGGATTAAAAGATTTATATTTAAATTTTGCTGTTGGTTCTAGCTCCATAAATATGGTTAAAGACACAATTACGTCTGGTGAGCAGATATCAGGTGTTGGATTTAAGGTTACATCAAGTTATGCAAATGGAGCGTTGGTAAGAGGATAATATGATAACCACTGGAATTGATAAAAGAGTCAAAGTCCAACAGATAATTGAAAACCAAATACCTGAGTTTTTATTATCTGAAAGTCCAAAGGCAGTAGATTTTTTAAAACAATACTATATTTCCCAAGAATATCAGGGAGGTCCGATTGACCTAACTGATAATTTAGATCAGTATGTAAAATTAGATAATTTAACTCCCGAAGTAATTGTAGGAGAAACAAAACTCACAAGTGATATTACTAATTCATCAACAACCATAGATGTAGTCAGTACGAAGGGATTTCCAAATGAATTTGGTCTTTTTAAGATTGAAAATGAAGTAATAACATATACAGGCATCACTACAAATAGTTTTACAGGATGTATTCGTGGTTTTAGTGGAATTACAACTTACCATGCAGAGAACGCACCATCAGAACTAGTATTTACTGATTCAACTGCAATCAGTCATGAAAATGATTCAACTATTATTAATTTAAGTGCATTATTCTTAAAAGAATTTTATAAAAAGACAAAAAAATTACTTACACCTGGTTTAGAGAACTTAAATTTTGTTAATAATCTGGATGTAAGTAATTTTATTAAAAATTCAAAATCATTATATCAATCAAAAGGAACTGAAGAGTCTTTTAGGATTTTATTCAATATTTTATACAATGAAACTCCAAAAATTCTTGATTTAGAAAATTATTTAATAAAACCATCATCAGCGGAATTTATAAGAAGAGAGATAGTCTTAGCAGAGGCATTATCTGGTAATCCAATTAATTTAATTGGACAAACAATCGTAAAATCAACTGATAGTGAGACAAGGGCATCTATATCCGAAGTTGAACCATTAACAAGAAAGGGAAAGGTATATTATAAGATTGGTTTATTCGTTGGATTCAATGAAGTTGATTTAATTGAGGGTACATTTAATGTAACCCCTAAAACAAAAGTTATAGGAAACGTATCAGCAGGATCGTCTGTCATAACTGTTGACTCAACGGTTGGATTTGGTGCTACTGGGGTAATAGTATCTGGAATAAACACAAATATCTATTATAATAGTAAATCTATCAATCAGTTCTTTGAGTGTGAAAATATCGTTGGAATAATATCCACTACTGATGAAATTAGATCAGATGAGTTTTATTATGGTTATGAAGGTGGAGATTTAACTAAAGAAGTTAAGTTAAGACTAACTGGTGTATTATCCAAATTTACTCCAACATCTGATATTCGTTTACTTTCTGAAGGTGAGAAGATAACCGTAAGAAATGTTGGTGAAAAAATACTTAATCCATCTGAAGGAAAGTCTAAAAAACAAATATTTGCTAATTCTTGGATTTATAATACATCTTCAAGATTTTTAGTTGAAAATATATCTGGTTCCAACGTAGTTGTATTTACAGGAGATATTGATAAATCAAGTTTAAAGGTTAATGATAATGTTGAAATATTGTTTAGAAATGAAGAAGAAGTAGTAGCCACTGGTGTTGTTGCCAATATTGATAAAGATACAAGAACCATTACATTAAATAATTTAACAAATCAACCAGGTATTACAACATTACCTGATCCAAATCGTGAATATGATTTAAGACGAGTTATTAATCGTGCATCAAGCACAAGCACTGATATGGATTTTGGTCAGAATATTCTTACATCTGATATAACCAATGTTTACAATGACATGGATAATGAATTCTATGTTGCATCTAATTCATTACCATCTTATCAAATATCTGCAGAATTACCAAAATC